ATTGAATATAACTTTGAAACCAAGTATGGAGCAGGAATTAGCAAGGTCTTGCGCGAGCACGAAAGGCAAACTGAGATATTCTACCTTGCCTATGAATGCTTGCGCAGGGCTGGCGCACAAATACCTCTTTGGGGCAGCGAATTCATTGATACGCTTGAAACCGTTGAGGTATTAGACGAAGAAAAAAAATAATAGAGCGGTTTTCAATACTTTACAGCATCGCACAGTTGAGCGTAGAGACTGGGATACCGCCTAGCGAGTTTTTAAATATGGATACGGATATGTATAGAGCAATTATACAAGTCCTAACCGATAGAGCTAAGGAGATCAGAAATGCCAGTAGAGGTCGTAGGCGTTAAAGATGTCTTAGCGGGATTAAGTTTTATTGATGAAGATATGCGCACCCGCATTAGGGTCGCTATAGATCCTTTAATGCGTGGTGTGGCAACCAAAGCCAAAGGATTTGTACCAAGCAATAATGCAGTTTTATCTGGTTGGTCTAAGCCAATGTCTAGCGATGTATCTTATAGACCATTTCCCAAATATGATGCTGGTGCAGTATTAGCGGGTATTGGTTACAACCCTGGAGAAAACAAAACATTAAGAAATGGATTTAAAGTAAGCAATTATGTTTACAACGTAAGCAGACCTGGATCTATTTATGAAACTGCTGGCCGTTTGAACCCACAAGGTAGAGCACCGTTTGAAATGAGAGCATCGCAAGGCGCAAGCGGTCAATATACTAAGCGATCTGCCCGCAGCAAAGCATTCGAAGAATATAAATCTAATAACCCATTTGCAAGTCAGCAATTTATAGCTGCATTAGAACCAGTAACATCTCAACCTAAAATACCTGGCATTCGTGGTGGTAACCGTAAAACTAAAGGCCGTTTAATTTACAAGGCTTGGGCGCAAGACAGTTTAAAAATATACGAGGCCATATTAAAGGCTATAGATAACTCAGCTGTAGAGTTTAACAGAAAAACCGAAATCAGAAGTAAGAAGGCAGCGTAATGGCCAATATATTTGTAGCAGCAACCGCAACCTTTAATGGTAAAGCACTTGCTAGGGGCAAGAAAGAAATATCAGCATTTGATAAACAAGTTAAGAAATTAGGCAGAACCTTTGGTATTACATTTGGCGCAGCATCTTTAATCAACTATAGTAAAAAAGCCGTAGCAGCATTTGCAGCCGATGAAAAAGCAGCCAAAGCCTTAGAGCAACAATTAAAAAATACTGGTTACCAATTCAGTGCTCCAGGAGTTGAAAAATATATATCTAATCTTCAGAGAACTACTGGCGTTTTAGATGATGAATTACGCCCAGCATTTCAACAATTATTAACAGTTACTGGGTCAATTACTAAAAGCCAAGAAGCATTATCAACTGCATTAAATGTTAGTGCGGCCACTGGTAAATCTTTATCTGAGGTAACTGCTGCAATATCTAAAGGTTATTCAGGTCAAACCACATCATTATCTAGATTAGGCGCAGGATTAAGCAAGGCCATAATTAAAACTGGTGATATGGATAAGATTATGGGCGAACTTAATCAAAAGTTTGCTGGGCAATCCGCAGCCAGGTTAGCCACTTATGCTGGCAAAATGGATTTATTAAAAGTAGCATCTGAGAACGTTAAAGAAGAAATTGGTCGGGGTATTTTAGGTGCGCTTGATGCGTTAAGTAAAGACACCAGCATCGAAGACACTACAGCTAAAATGGAAAACTTTGGCAAAGCCACTGGCGATGCAATTACTGGCGCTGATGTTTTATTTGGCACAAATATATTCAGCTTGCTAGGCAAACTAGCTGAGGAAGAAACAAAGAGCAAGGCGGGAACTAAAGCCAATTTAGAGCCAAGATCAGCGAGCCGTGTTTATGTCCAGCAATTACGCCTGGAAAACAAAATAATTAGAGACACCAATAAAGCCAGGGCCGATGAATTGGCTAAACTGAAGGCTAAATCAGAAGTAGATAAACTAAAAGATAAGTTTGATGTAGAGCGCATAGGATTAACCCTGGCGCTTAACCAGGCAACCGATGAAGAAACTAAATTACGTTTAAGAGCACAGTTAGCAATCCTTGACAATAACGAAGCTTTGGCCAAGAAATTAAATGCTGAGTTAGGCGCTGTTGCCGCCGCTAATGCTTTGGCTACTTCTGCCACTACAGCTGCAGGTGCTTTAAACTTCTTGGCTAGCGGTATGCCAGCGCTGTTTAACTCTTTAGGAGAATTGACTGCTCGAGGCCGTAATCAAATAGCACCAGATGAGTTTGCCAGACTGCCACAAGGTGTAACCAATATGGGCGCACAAATCGCTTCTACAGCCGCTGCTACCCAACAAACTACAGCTACATTAACTTTAGATCCAAACGCTAGTGGCGATAAACTTATTAACGCTATTGGCGAATTAGTATTAGTAAATCTTAAATATGGCAACAAGTTAGTACCAGCGGGAAGCCTTCAATAATGGCTGTACCAACAATCAATGCAATAATTAACTTTTCGACGGGGCCTAGCACGGCACAAGCTATGCAGCTGGATATTGGCATACTAGGCACAAACGTATTAGCTGATGCTGTAGCTGTAATTGTTGATGTATCCGACAGGGTAAATTTAATTAAAACATCTACAGGCCGTAGCGCTTTGGTAGATCAATTTCAAACTGGCCAACTTACTTTGCGCATCGTAGATCAAAATGGCGACTTTAATCCCACTAACCCTGCTGGGCCTTACTATGGTTTATTAACACCTATGAAAAAAGTGCAGATAACTGCAAATTACAATGGCAACACGTATCCAATCTTTTCGGGTTTTATTACATCTTATGTAAACACTCAACCTAAAGATGCAACAGAGGTTGCCTATACAACTATACAAGCTGTAGATGCGATGAGGCTTGCCCAGAATGCACAAATATCTACAGTAGCAGGTGCTAGTGCTGGCGACTTATCAGGCACACGTATCAATGAGATACTAGATCAAATCTCTTGGCCAGCTACAATGCGACAAATAGATGCAGGTCAAACTACATTACAGGCAGATCCAGGTACGGCACGCACTTCTTTAGGTGCTATGCAAACTGTAGCCGATTCCGAGTATGGCGCTATCTATGTTGATTTCAATGGAGAGTTTGTATTTAAGGATCGTTTAACTGCTACTGCATCAATAGGTGGCACACCTACAGTTTTTGCCGATGATGGAACAGGCATTCCTTATGCCAATGCTATGTGGAAATTAGATGACACCTTAATCTTTAATTCAGCTCAGGTTAGCCGTTTAGGTGGCTCACCGATGAGCGCCAATAATCAGGCAAGTATTGACAAGTATTTTATCCACAGTTATAACCTTCAAGATCTTTTAATGCAAACAGACTCCGTAGCACAAGACTACGCAAGGGCCTATGTAGCATCTAGAGCTGAGACAACCATCCGATGCGATGCTATTGAGCTGGATCTATACACCACTAATTACGATGCGGGCATTCTTGCTGCCTTAGACCTAGACTTTTTTGATCCAATCACGGTTATTACAACCCAGCCAGGTGGGTCTCAGCTAGAGAAAACCCTGCAAATCTTTGGCGTGGCAAACACGATTACACCTAATTCCTTTAGGACAGTGTTTACAACGCTAGAACCTGTCATAGATGGGTTTATACTAGGCAACGTAGATTACGGGGTCTTAGATCAGAACGTTTTATCTTACTAAGGAGAAATTATGCCAACCTGGCCAGGCACGACTGGTGATGTAGTTACCAGCACAATGTGGAATGGGCTACCAGCCTTCACAGTACAAACTGCTAAGACAGCCGACTACACAGCTGCTAGTGGTGATGAATACCAACAATTAGTGCAGATGAATAAAGCAACTGCCATTGCATTTCAAATACCAACCGATGCTACATATAATTTTGCAATAGGTACAGTTATTACAGTATTAAATATAGGAGTAGGCACTTGCACAATTAGTGCAGTTACATCAGGCACTACAACAGTATTAAGTGCTGGCGCAGTTGCAGCATCTCCTACTCTTGCACAATATAAATCTGCAGCATGTATTAAAACAGCTGCTAATGCGTGGTATGTAGTTGGGGCTATTGCGTAAATGTTAAATATAATTACAGGAGTTTTATCAACTATTGCATCAGCACCAGCATTGGTGGTTGATTACCTTGTTGTTGCAGGTGGTGGCGGAGGACAATCAGGCCAAGTTACAAATGCTAAAGCGAGCGGTGCTGGTGCAGGTGGATTACGTTCAACTGTAACTGCTACAGGTGGCGGTGGTACTTTAGAAACTGCTTTAACTTTATCTTTATCTACCAATTACACAGTAACTGTAGGCGCTGGTGGAACTGGTGGCCCTAATAATTCTACTCCAGCAACAAACGGCGCTAATTCTGTATTTTCAACTATTACCTCAATTGGTGGTGGTAAATCTGCTACTTATGGACAAGCAAATGCAATAGGTGGCTCAGGTGGTGGTGGTGCTGGTGGTGTTGCGACACAAAATGGCGCAGCAGGAACAGCTAATCAAGGCTTTGCAGGTGGTAATGGTTTAAGTTATGTAAATAGTACAGATGGTGGTGGTGGTGGTGGTGGCGGTGCTGGCGCAGTAGGAGTTAATGCTTCATCAACCGCAACGGCTGGAGCAGGCGGAGCAGGTGTCGCAGTATCTATCACAGGTTCATCAGTAACTTACGCTGGTGGTGGTGGTGGTTCTGCAACTGTAAATAATGGATCAGGTGGATCATCAATAGGTGGTGCAGGTGGTAAAGCAGGAGATCCTACTGGTAAAAATGGTACTGTAAATACGGGATCTGGCGGCGGCGGCGGATATGCTGATAGTAGTGTTGAGTCCGCAGGTGGTAATGGTGGCTCAGGTGTTGTAATACTTCGTTATCCAACAGCAGCAGGAACTATAACAATAGGCGCAGGATTAACAGGCACAACAGCTACCGATGGCACAAACAAAGTTACAACAATTACTGCAGGTACTGGGAATGTGAGTTGGGCATAATGGCACATTACGCATTTTTAGATGAGAATAATGTAGTGACGGAAGTTATTGCAGGTATTGATGAGACACAAACCATACAAGGTTTAGATACTGAAACTTGGTATGGCAATTTTAGAGGTCAAACATGTAAACGCACAAGCTATAACGCAAAGATACGTGGCAATTATGCAGGTATAGGTATGACTTATTTACCTTTAGAAGATATTTTCATAGTATTAAAATGCCATGATGAGGCTATATTAAATACGAAGGATGCAAAATGGGATTGTACAAATTCATATCACAATATGAAAACTTATGAATCCTAAACTATGTGCAGCTGGTGTGCAGTTAAGAGATCAAGTTGATACGTGGTTTCCAGATAGGTGTGTTAAAAGTCCAGAAGGATGGTTGGGCGATAGCCGTCACTCCGCCAGAAAATCGGATCATAATCCAGACGGGTTCGGGTGGGTCAGAGGTCTTGATCTTAATTCTAGGCTGGAGTCATCCGACAGCCTCGCACCTTATCTGGCTGACCAGATCAGAGTCGCAGCCAAATCGGATCCACGCATATCATACGTCATCTTTAACGGGCGAATATGCTCGAAGATATTAAATTGGAAGTGGCGTAAGTACAAAGGCATTAACCCGCACAAGCGTCATATCCATATTAGCTTTACAAAGTTAGGCGACCTAGATAATAGGCCGTTCGATATACCACTAATAGGGGGCAAGATATGAAGATAAGCAAAAAGCAACAGGCCGTACTTAAATCATACGCACGTGGCGTATTGGTTTCATTCTTAACATTCTTAGCAAGTAATGAACTGGGATTAGATCCAGTTGTAGCTGTAGTTATTTCAGCTTTAGCAGGCCCAGCGGTTAGGGCTTTAGATAAATCCGATAATGCCTATGGCATCGGTGCCGATGTCAAATGACACCTACAGAATGGGCTGGCTTTGGCGCTGGCGTTATGGCCGTGCTATCAGGCGGGCTAGTCGGATTACGTTTTCTAGTTAGAGGCTGGCTTAATGAACTTCGCCCCAATTCTGGCAGCAGTATGAAAGACGCTGTTGATCGAATTGACCAAAGAAGTTTACGATTAGAGAAGCGTGTCGATGATCTCTTTGTCTTAATCAGTAAGCGATAATTTTAATTATGGCAACTACACGTAAGCGTAGAAAAATTAACAGGCGCAAGGTGCGTAAATCACCTGACCCTTTATCTAAGCTAGAAGTGTTTTATATTGCTAAACACGAAATGTTTAAAGCTGCACGCAAAGCAGGTTTTAGCGAATCTGTTGCGTTGTATCTAATGGATAGTCCAGAGTCTATGCCCGACTGGGTGGTAGGCGACAAGGGCATTATCCCTGTTATCCCTACTCCAGATGAGGATGAAGATTAAGCGTTGGTTAGTAATCTCAGATATCCAGGCTCCATACCAACTGGATCCAGCAATCAAGAATCTAAAGAAATTAGCCAAGCGTGAGCGATTTGATTCAGTATTGGTGGTTGGCGATGAAATGGATTTTCAAACCATTAGTCGATGGGCTGAAAAAACACCTTTGGCTTATGAACAAACTATCCACGCTGACCGTGAGTTATGTAAGCAGATTCTTTGGGATCTCAGCGAATACAGTCGTGAGTGTCATATCATCAGGTCTAATCATAGTGACCGCTTATTTAATACTCTTTTAAAAACACCTGGATTATTAAGTTTACCTGAGCTGCAATACCCAAAGTTTATGGGCTTTGCTGAGATGGGTATGACCTACCATAAGACAGCATATGAGTTTCATCCTGGCTGGGTATTAGCCCACGGTGATGAAGGTAATATGAGCCAACACGCTGGAATCACAGCTTTAAACTTGGCTAAAAAATGGGGTAAGTCAGTAGTTTGTGGCCACACCCACAGACTGGGTATGAGTGCCTATTCAGAGGCCATAGGAAGCCATTACAGGCCCTTATATGGTGTTGAGGTAGGAAACCTAATGAACCGACAGAAAGCCTCTTATTTGCGCTATTCTGCCGCGAATTGGCAGGGTGGCTTTGCTATACTAGAAGCCGTAGGAAAGACCCTGACACCGACCCTGGTGCCAGTTAATAAGGATGGCTCATTTACAGCTCTGGGCAGGTACTACGGGTAACATCGTTACCAAAACGTTATACAAATACGCCATTAAATAATCCACAAAGTCATACACAAGTGCAACACTATGGCCGTGCCACAAAATATGTGAGCATAGTTAGGGCTATATGATTACGATAGATATATTCTACGCAGTGTGTTATGCATCCATTGGTGTATTGATGGTTGGCTGGTTAATTAACGTAGTTAAAGAAAATGCAGAAGCTAGATATTACTGGCTAGGCCGTAAAGATGGCTGGGATATGCATAGAAGAATGATTGAAAACAAATCAAAGTCAGACCAGGTATTTGACTATGACAAAAACTGAAAAACTGTTAGCCGATGTTGTCGATCTGGTCCATTCAAGGGGAGCGGTCTACGGTCATCCTTACACAAACCATAAGCGGATCAGTGAGCTCTGGTCTGCATACCTCGACCATCCAGTTACACCTAGTCAAGTTGCATTATGTATGGCACTCGTCAAGATTTCTCGGATTAGTGAATCTCCAAAGCACGAGGACAGCATCAAAGACGCTATTGCTTACATTTCGATATACCAGACCGTGCTGGAAGCAGAGCTCGATGTCGCATTTACCTGGGGGGATGACTAATGGCATTTAATTTACAAGATTACGAAACAGTCGAGAGCCGACTTGAAAAGTTTTGGAAGGATTATCCAGATGGAAGAATATCTACAAAGATCGAGCAGGCCACAGACACTCGATACATTGTTAGTGCTGAATTATTTAAGACAGAAGCCGATGCAAAAGCGTGGGCGACTGGGCTTGCTAGCGAGAGCATTTCTGATAGGGGTGTCAATTCAACTTCTGCATTGGAGAACGCTGAGACTTCAGCGATCGGCCGAGCACTTGCAAACGCAGGTTATGCAGCTAAGGGCAAGAGGGCTAGCCGAGAAGAAATGACAAAGGTGGCAAGTTATTCACCACCAGGCACTAGGGCTAGAGCTGTGGAGGATGTGTTACGTCAATCCTTTGCAGAAGATAAGCCAACTGTATGGAGTGTTGGCGATGCAATAGAAGCCATGCCAGTTAATCCGAAAGCACAAGAATGTAAACATGGCAGCATGATTCTTAAAGAAGGTGTTTCAAAAACTGGCCGAGATTTTTATGGCTATGTGTGCAGTGCTGCAAAGCCTGAACAATGTGAAGCTAAGTGGGCTAAAAAAACAGCCGCTGGATCCTGGTTCTTTGCTAGCGATAGTGAAGGAGGTGATTAAATGGGATATGTAGAAATTCTTAGAGGTGGACCTTACCTGGAGCGCATAGAGAACGACCAGGTAAAGTTTATGCCGTCTACTGATGTTTGTGTAGCTTGTAATGATGACAGGCTGATACATTCTGGTAATTTCTTAGTTTGTACTCAGTGCCACTGTAGGCAATAAGGATATTACCATGATGCACCCACAATTTAAATGCAATGGCTGTAAACGCAAGACCGAGTTTCTATGGCTCGATCAGTTGGATATGCCTGATGGGTTTAAGGCGTATCAGTGCATGGATTGTGGATGTGTCGGTGTCAAGAATATAGCCGAAGCGTTGCATATACCAGACTCGGATATATGTAGATGCGATAAGTGTGGTAGTTGGAAGTTTATTACCGTGGTCTGCCACACTTGCCAGTTGATTGAGAGCAAATAATGCCAACATATGAATATAGCTGTAATGAATGCGGTACCTATGGGTCAGTGCATAGATCCTATGATGATGACAGTACGCCTATGTCTTGCCCGAAATGTAATTTGCAAATGTCAAGGATCTATAGCGCACCTGGGCTTATATTTAAAGGTGGCGGATGGGGCGGTAAATAATGTGTAGTGATGTAGATCACAACCACGATATTGACTGGTCCAAGCAAAATGAGCTGCGCAAACAGTGGTTGGCTGATAATCCTGATGCTGGATACATAGGTTGGATGTCTATATGAGCGTGGCTGGTTGGGATGAAACTTGGATCGATACCGATGATCTACGCATAGTGTGTTGTAAATCACACCACCATTAAGCGTACTGTGATGCAAATCACAATTTACTTATCAATAATCTACGCATAAAGGAGTTGCATCCATATGATAGGCTCTAGTGAAGCAGTGGCTCACAAAGCCACAAGGCGAGCCCGCAAGGGAAAGCTCGCAAGGTGCTGGCTAGTTGGGATCGCCATATGTTTAGCCAACATTTCAGGCTTTGTAAAAGCACATTCCGTTGAGCCTCGTACTAACCATTATCGTCAGTGGGCCTTTATCCAGCTTAATAACTTAGATGAGTTTTACTGTTTAGATGAGCTCTATTATCGTGAATCTAGGTGGAATCCTAAAGCTAAGAATGGTAGTCATTATGGCATACCACAAGGTAGATCAATATGGCTTAGTACAGTCAGTGGCTTTAAGCAAGTAGAGTGGGGTATTAAGTACAATAACAACAGATATGGTTCTATGTGTAAAGCATTAGAGCATTACAAGATTAAAGGCTGGCATTGAGAGATAAAGCATTAGGCAGTGGTAAGTGGGCTAAGTTACGCATTACCATATTAGATCGTGATGGTTGGCAGTGTGCAATATGTAATGGGCCAGCACACACAGTGGATCACATAGTGCCACGTGTTAAGGGCGGTGATATGTGGTCACCAGATAATTTGCAATCGATGTGTAAGAGCTGCAATAGCCGTAAAGGTGGGCGTTTTTTTAATAGC